TGCCAGCAGGCCAGTAACCAGTAGCCACAACAATTTGCGCTAATCCGTAGCGGTATGAACCGCGTCTACTTTTGGGCTGTTCTGTTCAACCACCTCTAAATTCTTTAACGACTTAATGTACTCATCTAGTTGTGCTGGGACTGTTATGCCTGATGTGCGTGACGCTTCGTAAGCCATGTATGCCAGGTCCTCGATACCTAGTCCGTCAGCGATCTGTGACACTTTGCGTTTATATTTGCGTTCCCATGCAACAATGGTCATTAGGTTTGTTGACACCGTTATTTGTGTGTCGTCATTAAATGTTGCTTTGAGTGTTAGTTGCATGCGTGTACCCTCTCGGTTGGTCTTGCGTTGTTAGTTCTCAGCGGCCAGTGCCGCGCGATCATGCGACCGCTTTAGTCAATACGCCACCGCTAAATGTCAGCGTGATTGTTGACAGTTCGCCCAAACTTGCATTGATTGGTGTGTGAGATTCAAGGTACGCGCCTGTGAGCGTGTAGGTCGGGTTTGTGGCTGATGCAGCGCCTGTAGCAGGTGCAACAATCAAAGTTGTTTGGATACCTACAAGACCGTAGATAGTTGCCTCAGTTTCTGACGCTGCATAAGACTGGTACAACTCAACCTCGATGCTGTTGTTCTGCAACGATGTCACTGTTGACGCACCGTACTTGCGTGCCGTGTCACCAAACGCTGTTGTTTCAAGTTGCTCTAACACATAGTTAACAGTCGCGCTAGTGCACTGATCTTGCAAGTCAACTGCATTGATCGTTACTTTAGGGTTTGATAGATAGACGCTGGTAGCCATGTGGGTTAATCCTTTTGCTCTGTGTTTATAGTTTTAGCAGATTTTTTAGGTTTTAGTGGGGATAGATGCCCAGAGTCAATTAAAAACTCTAGGTCAGTTGTCAGGTCACCTAGGTCAGCTTCTCGAATGATGTCGCCCCAGTTATAGCCGTTAAGTCGGTTGCTGGTCACTTCGTAATCCATCAGGTAGTGCTCGCTTTCATTTGTATGTTTAACGATAGTGCAGGGTAGTCAACACCGCCGATTGTAAGTGTTGTAGGTCTGCCATCAGTGACTGCTACTTTGGCTGCTAAGACTTTTGCTGCAATGTTAAGTGCATTGCGGTATGCGTCAGCGTTGCTAGGCCCGAGACTGATAACGGTCACTGGTATTGACATGTCAACGATGTTGCTGTTAAACGCAGTAAACGACATCGCATCTAGCAGTATGCATGGTGGCTGTACATTGCGTGTGTCAGTGACGCACACCAAGCCCGAAACTGCGTTAAGTGTTGTGGCAAGCGTGTTAATAGATGTGTTAAATAGATCGCTATAAGTTTGCGCAGCCATTAGGCGACCTGTGGTCTGTCAACACCAATCAACTGTTTAACCAGTGGCGACAATCCGTTAGTCGAGCCTGCAGACATTCCATCAAACGATGCAAAATCAGATATGCCACCACGCTGACGGTACAAAGCGCCACCATACATGATCGTGCCCAGCGTGACATCGCCACCGGGCGAAGTAGTAAGACTGTCGTGATAGCCACATTCTTGTCGTCTGCGATAAATAAAATTGTTTGCAGCGCTTGCGCACTGTGTAACAAATGTTGTGTCATCAGCAGTCGCTGTCGCGATACCTAGCCATGTCAAGATTTGTGCTGCAGTAATCCAAGTACAGGTCTGCGTATAGGTGACAGTGCCAGAATAATCAACAACAAACTCAACACTCGTACCTGTGCACGCATACAACACCTGATTAGCCACTGGGTCGTTCTCATCAAATAGCAGTTCGCCAGTTGTGTTGTCAATGCCAGTAAATTTGTATTGTGGCAATGCAAGCACTGTGAATGTGCCTGAGAATGGTGCAGCTAATCCTGAGACAGTTACAGACTCACCTAACGCAATCTCTGACGCTTCGAGCGTGCTTATGCAGGCATAGTTGTTTAGTAATTGCTTAGTTTGTGTTTTGTAAGTTGCCATGGCGTTTAGTCCGCCATGCGACTAGGCGATTACGATGCCCTGAATGAACGATGACTTGGCAACAAATGTTGCAAAGTAACCGTAGTAACTGAATGTGCGACTAAGTGTTGACGGTACATCAACAGACAAGACGCCTTGTTGCGCTTCGTAGATTTCAAAGCCCGGTGCGTACACAACAAGCATTGTGCCGCTTGCAAAATTGTTGTCAACAACTAGTTGCAAGCCCATGACATTCATGTTGTTGTAACCCATGCCACCAACTTTGCCGATTGAGTTCTGACCGACAATGCCGTCAGTTACATAACCCAAAATTGGTCGCTTTGACCCATCTAACTGACTACCCAATTTTTGCCAAACATCTGGGCTTACGCAAAGATGAGTTGGAAAGTAATTTGAGTCCTCAGTAATTTCTCGTGCCGCGTCATACAAAGATTGAATTAAAGACGATGGGTCATTATCTGTCACAGTCCAAGTTGACCCTGATGCAGTCTTACCTGAGACCATGTTGTCTGCAGCAATGTTGTCTGTAGCAATCAAGTATTCGCCAGCAAGATCGTTTAATACAAGTTGCATTGATGCTGGGTCAGTAAAGTCCATGTCTTGTCGAGTCATTGTGACTTGACCTGCAACAGTTGTTTTAGTAACCGTGTTTGATGCGATCACCATTGTTGTTGCACTGACTGCACTGCCTTCGGTTTGTGTTGCAGCGCTGGTGTGCGTTGTGATTGTTGGTCGCACAAATGTTTTGCTTGGTGTGTTTGGCATTGCGCGTGCACCAAATGCTGTAACAACTGGTCGCACAAAGTTAATGTCTTGGAATAGTGGCCCGAGTACAGGTACTGGTAAGAGTCCTGGTGTGTCGGTTGTAAGAATGTCGCCAGCCGCTGCTTGCAATGCTGATTGTCGTTTCATCGCAGCTGCTTTTGCTGCTTGCTGAACATTAACGAGAGTGTCGCCACCGATGTGCATTGCTGCCAAATATTCGCCTGGTGTTGGCATAGCAAATTCGCGTGCAGGCTTAGCCCACAACTTGTCAACTACTGATGCTGCAACTTCGACTGTTGGTTCTACTGATTCCATAATTGTTTTCTCCTGTGTAGGTATAACTTCATTTAACTCTATTGGTGTATCGGTTTGTGGGATACTCGCTGCGACTTCTGTTATGACTGCACCGCTAAACGCGCCTTGGCTGACCATGCTTAACTCTGTCCACTCGGCCGCCTCAACAATCATGACGCCTTCATCGTCATAACTAAACTTTGTCGGGTTGATGCCGACCGATACTGAGTCAATTACACCGTCATTTGCAAGTGTCAAATATTCGTCACCCAGTCGAGTGGCGCTAATCTTGGCAACAAACATCATGCCTTCTGGCGTGTCCTCGCGCTCTGTAACCATGCCCAAAATTTGTGTTGAGTCATGCTGACCGTAAAGCTTTGGATTACGACCGTCAACAGGTAACGCGCCCTGCATAATGCGCACCTTTGTACCGTCAGCAACTACCGCTGTCTCATCGTAAGTTACTGCTATGCCACTGATTGAGCGGCGCGGTAATTCCCCTACCGCACCTGCGTCAACCGTGATCTGTGAAGGGGTTAAACGGATCATGACTGCGACACTACATCAACTGTGTCAGGCATTTGTGCATCATCACGATTTGTTAGCGAGTACTCGCCAGTCAAATAATCCTCTACATCAAATTCGACATAAGTGCCGTTAGGCAAAACATTGTTTTGTGACAATGTGCCAGCGATGCAATCGGCGTAGGCGCGCACACCAAATGTCCACAAATCCATGCGAGACTCAGCGCTTGACTGATACGAGTACGAGCCGACACTAATGCCTGCAAGGTATGGCGGTATGTTACAAAGTCGCGCCATTTCCATTGCCTGAAACTCTGCCGAGTCAATAAGCAACATCTTGTCAGGGCTAGTCAATGTCTCGGTGTAGGTAACAAATTCGTTGAGCGCTGCAGTCTGATTAGTTTCGCGCGCATGATTAAACGATGCTGCAAGATCAGCCAACTCTTGACCGCTCAAAGGCTCGCCACCAGTCTGACGCAAAATACCTGCAGGAATAGCGCTACTGCTATTGCGATAGCGCGCTGCCTCAAGTTTTAGCGCTGTCGCTACAGCCTGAGTTGACTGGTACACAATGCCTTGTATCGGTGACAAGAATTGCACAACATCATTCGGGTCTAGTTCTGCACCTTGAAACACAATTTGTTTTGATGGCGCAAACCAGACGGGACCGGCTTGGTCGAGTGTCTGACACATCGCGGAAGGCAAACGAGTAAACGATGCTGGGAATCCGTCAGCGGTACGACTAGTTATGTACCAGAATGCGCGCCCATAAAAAAATAGGTCGTCAAATGTCCAAGCCATAATAAAATTGTTTGGCAATGTTGGGTCAATCTTGCGTAACCAAGTGCGTGGGGCCTGAGGCAATTTTTCCATTTCGTCACCATTCCAAATTAACGAAAATTGTTTGAGCGACATGCAGCCGAGAACTGATGCCATAAGATCGCGCGCTCGAGAAACTGTTGGCACACTCATTGCCTTATTGCGTGACTCGCCCTCAACATACGAGTAGTACTGACCGATCATGCCAGCGCCACCGTTATTAGATGACTGGTAATAACTACCAGCAGCTGCAGCTTTAGACGCTGGTTGCGCGTTTGCAGTTTTAGTAATTTTGTCTGCAATAAATTCAATCAAAGTTTTAGCCATGCAGTAAGTATGCCACTGCAATTACTTTTGATGGTGTATAGGTGCTGGCCGCAAACAGACCGAGAAAGCAGGTGAACAGCCAGCCACCCATAAACAGATTAGCGTGACGCAACCACAATCATAGGTTTGCCACTAGAGGTAGGCCGACTGGCAAGCGCTGCAGCCCACACCATGCACCGAGCCAATTCAATAGGGCCTGGCGATCTTTGGCTAGATAGCGCAATACTGTTTTGTGACCGTACCGCTACCGCGCGCTGCACATGCTCTGCCAGCATTTCCTCGCCAGTGTGCACAATAAGTTTCTCACCAATCATTGCTCGAATGCGTGGCGTAAATTTAAGTATCTCGCCATAGCCAACAACAATTTTTTTCTGTTCAAGTCTGACAGGCCAATGCAAATCTATAGTTGGCGTAATTGCAAACCGTACCCCACCGATGTTGCACAGTCTGTCAACCTCTGCAAGCACCTGGTCAAATGTGTCGACAACAAATTCAACTGTTACCGCTGTGCGATGATCAGGCAACACAACACACCTGACACCAAAATATCTAGCGTCATCAAGCGAGCACTCAATGGCAACAGTGCCGCCGTCAGGTATTGGGTCTGTGTAATGCAACGCAGGCCAAACACCCGGCTGTATCCATGCCTTGTCTGATGCGACCCAAAGATTACAACTAGCGCGCAAGAATGATGCACGGTCAGGGTTCTCAGATTCTGCCTCAATAGTTTTCATCGTCAGTGTCGTACCAAGTGCAGGATTAGACCACACCCACGACGCTGGGTCTAGTGGCGACATGTCTGGTGGTGGTGACCATTCCGCAAAATAAAAACTTGAATTTTGTTTTGTGTCAATAGCGCGCAAACCTTGCTCACGCCATTTAAGCATTGCCGTACTTGCCTCAGTCCCAGCAGTAGACCAGAGTGACAACAGCGGTGATTGTTTAGCGCGTTGTGCAGGCAGTA